ATTGGCTTCAAGACTCGTTACGGTATGGTAAGCAATCCATTCGTCACGACAACAATCGGTGGAACAACACCAGACGGCGAATCACTGACCGCTCGTAAGAACCAATACTACCGCATCTTCCGTGTAGATAACCTCCACGGTAACGACGCTACACTCAACTAATTGAGGGTTAACACAATAAGACAGGGGGGATCGAAAGATCCCCCCTGTTCGTTTATAAATACTGTAGGAGAAAATATGGATCCAAGAAACAAAGGAATGCCTACCTATCTTGATGACGCATCTTTGCGTAATGCTATGGTTCGTCAGATATCAAATGATAATTTTCTTCAATTAAATGAGTTTAAGTTTGTTCTACACAGAACACCTGCTTTGGTGTATATGTGTCAAGCAGCAAACCTGCCAGGAATAACCATAGGAGAAACCCAACAACCTTCTCCGTATTCGGTAAAGATTCGCAGACCTGGAACATCTACTATTATGGACGATCTTAGAGTTAGATTTATAGTAGACGAAAATATGAGCAATTGGTTTGAACTTAGAAATTGGATGAAACTTCTTACTGGAGAAAGAGACTTTTCTCAAAATTCTTGGGAACCAGAAAAAGTCTCAGATGCTACACTTATACTGATGAACAGCAAGTCTAAACCATTTGTAAAAGCCACATTCTTCAGATGCTGGCCTATAGAGATAGGTGGAATAGAATTTGCTACTACTGTGACTGATATCCAACCTGCCATGTGCGATGTTCGTTTTGCATATTCTGGTATGGATGTAGAATATATTAATGCAGGATAAAAATGGATCTAAAACAAATTCGTGAGATGGCAGAGAAAGATTTACCAATAGACGAAACTTCTCTAGACAGGGAATCTCTGAGAATTCCTCTTCTTCATAACAAATATTTGAATATTCTTCACGACGAAAAACTTCTATTACAGAAGTACCGTATTGATTTTCAAAAACTACAGAAAATTAAATGGGAATATTTTACTGGTAAATTGGACGAAGAAACACTTAAGCAAAAGGGGTGGGAACCGTTTTCCCTCCGTATTCTCAAACAAGATGTAGAACTTTATATGAATTCCGACGAAGAGTTGGTAGGATTACAAGCAAAAATGCAATATCAAGAGGAAAAAGTAAATTATCTTGAAAGCATAGTAAAAGGCCTCAATACTCGTCAATATCACATAAGAGATGCAATCAGTTGGAGAAAATTCATAAATGGAGTAGCATAAATATTTGAATGAGTGACTTTGTAGTAGAACCTGTAAATAGCGTGTTTATTCGCGTAAAGTGCGATGGAGGATTCACAAAAGAATTGTCCGACTATTTTACTTTTCAGGTTCCAGGTCACAAATTTATGCCAGCATATCGCAATCGTATGTGGGATGGTAAGATAAAATTATACAACACACAGACAAAAGAAATATATGCTGGACTTTATGATTATGTCGTGAAATTTGCAAAAGACAGATCATATTCAATACAAGAGATGGATCAACCACTCAATCAGGATATGACTGAGGATTATATTAGAGAATTTTGTAAAACTTTGGATCTGAAAGCAGCAGGAAAGACGATAGATCCACACGATCATCAGATAAATGGAATAGCACACGCACTATCCAAGGAAAGATGTCTTCTTCTTTCACCAACTGGTTCTGGTAAAAGCCTGATGATATATGTTATCTGTAGATACTTGCAAAATCAAATTCCAGATGATAAGAAAATACTAATCATAGTCCCAACCATCTCACTGGTGTCTCAGATGTATTCGGATTTCTTTGATTATTCCAAAGGAACAACTTGGAAATGCAGAGAACACTGTCACAAGATTTTTGGTGGACAGGAAAAGGACACGGACAAAAAGATAGTAATCACCACATGGCAAAGCATATACAATCTACCTGAGAAATATTTTCAGCAGTTCAGTGCCGTAATTGGTGATGAATGTCATCTATTCAAATCCAAGTCGTTGACGAGTATTATGACCAAACTTTCGAACTGTCCATATAGAATAGGAACAACGGGAACACTTGATGGATCTTTTACACATAAACTTGTAATCGAAGGGTTGTTTGGTAGAGTACATAAATTAACTTCTACAAAAGAACTAATGGAGAAAAACCTTCTATCCGAACTAAACATAGATTGTCTTGTGCTCCAATACCCAGATGATGTAAAACAAACCGTGAAGAAGTATACTTACCAAGAAGAGATAGATTGGCTTGTAAGAAATGAAGCAAGAAATGATTTTATTGCAAAACTATCAAGCAACACAAAAGGAAACACACTTGTCTTGTTTCAATTTGTAGAAAAGCATGGAGAACCTCTATTTCAAAAAATAAAGACTATTGCCACCAAAAGAAAAGTGTTCTTCATTCACGGAGGAACAGAAGCGGACGATAGGGAGCAGATAAGACATATTGTTGAAAAAGAAGAGGATGCCATTATTGTGGCATCCTATGGAACTTTCTCAACGGGTGTATCCATCAGAAAACTACATAATATAGTGTTCTCCTCTCCTTCCAAGAGTAGAATTAGAGTGCTTCAGTCAATCGGTAGACAACTCCGAAAGTCAGAGCACAAAGAAAGGGCAAAGTTGTACGATATAGCCGATGATCTTTCTTGGAAGTCGCATCAGAACCATACTCTTCGTCATTTCGTGGAGCGTCTAAAGATTTATGATTCTGAGAAGTTTGTATATAAGAAAATACTTATTCCGATAGGGGAGTCCTGATGGAAAACTACAGAATTCTCAAATTAAAAAATGGTGATTCGATTATTGCGGGTCTTGCATCAGTGACTGAAAAGAATACAGTTATACTGGAAAGACCAATGCAATTTAAAACCATGACTGTCATGGATGACAAAAATCTAGGAGTAAAAGACTATCTTTTGATCAGAAGTTGGGCAGAATATTCCATAGACAAAATAGTGGAAATACCAACCGATAGTATATTAGCAATACTACAACCAGATGAAAAATTAGTCATGGTATATAATATAGAAAAAAACAGAGAAGACAATCCACAGGTTGCACAGGCGCCACAAACTCAAGAAAATCCATTTCTTCAAAAAATGAACATTCAACTACAACTTCCACCAGAGGCAAGTGAGCAATTTTTAGAAATGTTAGGAATTGAATTTGAGGAAATAGACGATCTAGACGATGATGAACTAGAGGACGAAGAGCCAGAAATAGAAGATCTAGATCTAGAAGATGATGTAGATTTTGAAACACCACCAAAAGGCAAAAAACAACCAGCCTCAAAAATAAAAAGAGATCCTAAGATCCCTTTTGGTAATAGTCCAGACGACTGGTCACCCGATCCAAATGACTATCTTAAATAAGCCCATATAAAGGCCTTATTCCCTTTCCAACTGACACAGTTGATTGTAGTGACAAATCACCAATAGTCAAGGCATTCCAGTAAAATTTTGAAATTTCCTTGACTATGCTTCGTTATGTTCTATAATCTTCGTGAAGGAGACAATCGTGAAAAAACAAAAGAAAAAAGAACATTACATAGACAATCAAAAGTTCTATGTTGAGATGGTGGATTGGAAGAAACGAATAAAAGAGGCAGAGGAAACGGATGAACCAAAACCACCAGTGTCTGATTATATTGCTAGGTGTTTTTTGCAAATCGGTGAAAACTTGGCAAAGAAACCAAACTTTATGAATTATCCTTTCAAGGAGGATATGATAAGTGATGGTGTTGAAAATTGCTTGATGTATTGTGAAAACTTTGATCCAGAAAAATCCAATAATCCATTCTCCTATTTTACTCAAATAATCTATTATGCTTTTCTTCGTAGAATTCAAAAAGAAAAGAAACAGAATTATGTCAAGTATAAGTATCTGGAGTCTCTCGACAAGAAGGGTGATTTTTCGGAAATACTGAAAGCAATGGGTATAACTGAAGAGGAAACTGTTCAGTTTCAGAGTATGGAAAAGAAAACCAAAAAAGGTAAGAAAGTTGTTCAAGAGGAACAAGAATGAAAGTAGCGGTGGTCACGGACACTCACTTTGGAGTAAAGAACGACTCACCTCTTTTCTTGGACGCATTTCTTTCATTCTTTGAGCAGCAGTTCTTTCCATATCTTCTAGAGAACAATATAACGACAGTTCTGCATCTTGGTGATCTTCTTGATCGCCGAAAGTTCGTGAACTTCTATACCCTGTCTCAAGTCAGAGACAGGTTTATGTCGTTTTTTGAGAAGCATAATATAGATCTACACATCATACTTGGCAACCACGATACATTCTATCGAAATACCAGCGACATCAACTCCATGACCGAGTTGTTTGGTCACTATAGGGGTATTTACATCTACAAGAACCCAGTAACGGTGAGAGTAGATGGATTAGAAATAGGATTGGTTCCTTGGATCAACGAATCGAATGCGGACTCCGCAATCAAGTTCATCAAGGATGCCAGAGTTCCTATTCTGATGGGACACTTTGAGATCAACGGATTTCAGGTTATTTCTGGCGTAAAGCATGAACATGGCATGGATGCATCGTTGTTCGACAAGTTCGATGCGGTGTATTCTGGACACTTTCATATAAAGCAGCACGACAAGAACATCACCTATCTGGGAACACC